CAACATCTTTAGGTGGAGTTCTACGTACAGCTCCTGCTAGTGCAGCCTCAGTGCTACCAGCATAGGTAGTGTGTAATTCAATTGAAGTTGTGCTTGTTACACTCCTCACAATATAGTTAACACCACCAAGGACTAACACATCTCCTTGATTTACAGTATCAGCGGCATTCTTGGTAACTGTAGCATCGCCATTTGTGACGCCAACATTATTCGCAAATGTCGCTGCATCAATCGATCCGAATACAGCCATTGTTTTCCTCGTAAATTTGAGTATTTCTTATGTTTATTTATAAAAAGATAAAAAGGGGAGCATTAACCCCCCATGATATCACTGTTATCTTGCCTTTATAGCAGACTTTACTGTCTCAAGTAGCTTGTCATCCATATCAGTTTTGGTCAGTTTAACTGCCTTACCGAGGATTAATATACAAATTTCAATCAGTTTCTCACCAAGCTCCTCATTTTCAGGGATCTTGTTAACTGCATCTGAAATTACTTTTGTTGCAAGTGGTAATAGAAAGGATAGCATAATCTTAAATAATAACTTATCACAGCCTATTTATTATTTCTCCCACTCGTCTAAAATATCTGTTAGTTTTGACATGAACTGTTTAAAAGTTAACAGTGTGCCAGAACGATAATCACGACGTGCCTTGTTAACACCTCCTTCAAATGATTCGTTGGTTACATTTGTCGTCATTCCTTTCTTCCCATCAGGGATGTTAGGCATCACTTCTACGTTACCAGATTTTTTATTTTTAGGAGTCTTAGAACCTGCTTTTTTCTTTTTCTTTACCTTTACGTTTATTTCATCAGCATTGTCAAAGCCCCCTTCTCGGAATTGCTTGAAGGATTTCATTTCTTTTTTGTCATACCAATAATTTTACTGACCTTCTTACGACGAGCAATCAAATACTTGTCACTCTTATCGTGGTCACCATCGTTATCAATATCTTTATCTGCCTTACCTACAGGATCAAGTTTCTTTTCTTTAATCTCTTCAACTGAACTAGGTGTTCCTGGTGCTTCATCCTCATGTGGAATTGTATTACCTTCAACATCTTTCTGATGATGCTCTTTCTTAATTTTATATCCTTTCTGCCACTTCCCTTTAATCTTTTCAACTACATAAGTCTCACCATCAATCTCATACTCTTCTCTTTCTTCTACTTCTTCCTTAGTAGCTAGTTGTGCCTTGGCAGATGGTTTCTTTGCATCTTTCTTTTTCTTTGTAACATCCTCTATCTCAGCACCATTAGACTGAGGATCCATTCCAGCAAAAGGTACTGGTTCTTCATGTAAGTCAGGCATTTCAGTGTTCTGGAAGCAATCTCCATCCATCCACTGTCCGTACTGTTCCATCAATCCTGATGAAAACTCATCATTATGATGTACTTTATTAATTGGATCTGGTTTCTTCATCGTTCAAAAGGGAGGTTCTTCTCGTATTATTTATAGTTCTAATGTTTTTTATCCATTCACGGAACATATTTCCTTCTTCAGAAATAATAATAGCATAGTTGCCACCTGCTCTATGAATGTGTCCTTTGTCTCCTGTACGTGATGACATAACAGCATCACCTTCTTTGAAGACTTCTTCCTGCCGTTGTTGTTGACGGAGTGCTTCTTCTCGTAGCTTCTTAAAATTTTTCATTTAAAATTACTAGGTAGTGCCATTGAAATCTCTGCCATAAGACTTCGGCAATCACGATCATTTAACGAAGTGGGAATACCTTTTCGGAATGCAGTGAAATCACCAGCCTTTGCTGCACGTCTCATCTTAGTTCCAGAAATGGCAAAGGTATCACCATCAGCATCTCTACTTCCAGAAGATTCTATTGAAATCTTTCTGAATCTAAAGTCTTTACCATTATATTTATGTAACCATTGCATAGCAGAAACCCTGTCAGATCCTACAAGGAATATAACTTCATTATATCCTGCAAGTTGAATATCTTGTAAGATAGCTACTGGTTCTCTAGGACCACTATAGATATGTCCCTTATGTTCAGGAAACATCTTATTCATATAGAATAATTTTCTATCAGGTGGCAATGGATTACTACCTTTAGCATCTACAGACTGTGAAATGTATATGCGATAGTCATGTGACCCTGCTGCTGACTTTACACCAGCAAAGTTTTGCTTATGTCCTGTAGTAGGTGGTTGGAACCTACCAAAAGTAAAATAGCATGTGTGACAATTTAACGCCATTGTTTCTGCAGTGTGAAGTTATTGTATGCAAACTCAAGACGATTAACAAACTTGATCATGTCTCCATCTTTATGTAGAACATAACCTTCTGGACCAGTGACTTTATATCCTTTGTCAGTCTGAACATATGTTCTAAACTCTTCTAAGTGGTCAAGTTTATCTATAACCATTTGCTTGGTTGACTGTAGCTCCTTGTATAAGGTAAGCATTGCTTTGAACTTGTCCTTATTATTCTCAACATAAAGTTGACTGTCATAAACAAGATTTCTTTTCTTAGTCAAGTTTGCAGTTGTCTTGATCTTTGCAAGTTCCTTTTCCATCTTATCACCATAGAAGTTCAACATAGAATACATTGCATCATCTACGTTATTAATAGTACGAGCATTCTTAATTTCATTATTAAAGAACTGCTTCAGGTATGATGCAATATGAAACTTGGCATCTCCAGTAGTTCCTGTTTTAGTAACCAACTCATCTAGAAAATCACCACACTTCCTACACATCTCTTCTATCTTAGAAACATTGTTATCAAATGTCTTCATTTCTATTTTAGAAAATCCAACACGATGCATAGGAGTATCATTATTGATTACTGCTACATCACTTACTTTATTGAATGTTCTAATAGAAGCTCCTGCTCTAGCTTGCATTGTTTCAAGATCATCACCTGTGTAATGAGTATGGAATACTACCCCTATCTTTGCTCTGCCAACTTCCTTACCAATATCGTGACTAACAGGGATGCCATAAGTAATTGTGTTTGGTCTAAATGTGTAGAGTTTTTCTCCATCAACAGTCTCCGTCTTTCTAGTTGAATCAGTAAATAATAAATCACCTTGAATCACTCCTTTGATACCTAGTTGACTAAAGTATCTAAGAGAATATTTAAGTTTTTCTGCAAGGTCTCCTTGATAATATTTGTCAACACCACGTTCACTATAACATACTTTAGGTTCTGTCTTATTGAATACAGATTTAGTTCCAACAAAGAACATACCAGAAAGAGGGTGTTCTCCACAGATAACAGCAGGTGCTCCATCCCATTTAGTCTGCATGAAACCAGCACTCTCCTGTTGACCTAACATCTTACGAAGTTCTTTTAAAAAAGACACAGCAGCTTTACAACCCTCAACTCCATAGTTGAGCATTTCATCTTCTAGATGTTCCAAATGTTTTAGTTGCTTAACGTTTGCCATTAGGAATACTTGTAGTAAATAGATGAATGATCTGATGCTGATCCACCAAAAAGATATAATTCTTTCACTGCCTTGTCTGCATCCACATCTGTTTTGCAAAGATATTCTAAAAAGCGAAGTCCTGATAGCTTACTGTATCTCCAAGACTGTCTTTTACCAGCAATCTCACCCTTCATTTGATCTTCGTCACTTTTATCAAATCCCGTTGCACTAAAGGTATGCAACAAGTCATGTATTTCTTTTGTAATTTTTTTCTTTTGTGTATCTGATGCTTTCTTTGGATGACAATCCTCCCATTTTGGTTCGTCAGGTACATTTGTAAATCCTGTACTAGCTAATATATTCCTAGCAACACTACCTTGAATTTTACCCATAGCAGCATACTGACCTTTAAGTTCCAACTTCCAATCACCTTTACTATTACCACCAAAATTTCTTAATTGTATTTTATCAAAAGCTCCTGTTCCATAGATGATGTATATATCCATAGGATATTTTTTATCTTGATCTGCATAATTTCTACCATTATCATAAATCACATCATTCACTGACGAAGATTTATCAAAGGCAACACCAAGACGTTCTTTACGTTCTGCTGGTGTCTCATTATTAATAACTTTTACTGTACCAGAAGCACCAGTCTTTTTCAAAGATACTCCCATCAATATACCATCATTAAATAAATCTACTAGTGTAGCATTCAATACTTCTACTGTAACTGATGTTTTTTTCTTAGTAAGTGGTTCCAATGTATCAACTATTTTCGTCTTGGCACCTTTACTATACATCCAAATATCTGATGGGTTCCACTTGTCTTCATTTTTTTGAAAGTCCAGCAATGAAACTTTAGATTGAGCAAAAGATTTCTTTATTACACCATCATCTATAGCTTTATCTCCACGAACAAATATATAATCGTTTTTAGTATTTGGATGAGATTGTACTTTATCATATAATTTATTTGCACCATCAATAAAGACTTCTTTCCAGTCAGGATCCTGATTAGAAAATAGAATCATCTGATCAACAGTAGCACCTGGAGTATCAATCCATTTAGCTGCTTTATCAAGATCATCTGTAGTAATAGTAAGGTCAGGAGTTAAA